AGTTTAAAACGTTCACGCTCAGCAGTCTCAATAAACAAACTTTCCACATAGCGATAACGCTTGTCGTTTTCACCCAGCACACGATTATGGTTGATTACCAGTCGTGCTTCTGTAGGTTCACCGCTGTAGCTAGTACGCTTGTTTCCGTAGTAGCCTTCAAACAAGCCTTCTGAAATGGCAGCAAGGGTGGCTTTAACCTTTTTGGTTTTACTGATATCAGTCAATGTTCCGGTCCAGCGATTACGATTGGCCAGGTCCATCAGTTGATGTTGGAATTCAAAGAACTCATCACGATCATCAGTGCTTTCCATGGTTTTGCCAAGGTTGTCGCCGTACATGATTATCATTTCATTATCGTTGGCCAGCACAATAACCATGGTGCCATAATTCTTGCCTGATTGAGCTACGTAATCAAATGTGAAAACTTTAGCTTCATCAGCATCGCACGGGCGTCCATCCTTACCAGTTAGTTCTGGTTGAAAATCGCGGGTGTCCAGCAAATCGGCTAGTTTTTGTTCAATATTGAGTTCTTGTGCCATAGTTGTATATTTAGCATTAGCGCATCATTGCAATGAAAGGCATGGGTTCAATTTGATTGTCTGCATGATCCTTAAGGTGTGTGTTTAGATCTGCGTGATATGTTTGTAACAGCATAAGCATACGCACCGCTAGTAAACTGCTCATCACAAGGTCATCTGTTTCGCCTGGCTTGGCAGCGTAGCTTGAGCCCATGGCCACAAATGTTTTGAGTTCAGAAATCAAGGGTTTTGAGTGCAATTTCATGCGGTCTGATTCCACAAGTATTTTAAACTTGTTGCAAGCTACAATTTTGCTTTTGTTTGTGGTTGTGAATCCCTTGCGTATTCTACGCCCGCTTGTGCCCTGCACTGAGTTGTCACTGAGGAAGTATCCAGGAATGTTTTCTTCACCGTACTCTGCAATTGAGATCAAGGCGGCTTCACCAAGTGTGTTGTTCTCTACGGAATAGTACACTTTTCTTTCATCTTTGACCACTAGATTGATTTCTTTCACAATGTCTGCTAGAATTTTAACCTGCGTTGGTACATCAGTACGATTGTGTCTCCACTCTGCTACCTGTGTAGTAGTATCCGCCTCAAATACTTGTATGGCAGCTGGATCGCTACCTGTGCCCAGGCTGGGATCAAGTGCCACAATGTATATTTTGTCTGCATGTATGGGTGCGTACCAACGCACTTGTCCTGTTTTTCTTGTGGGTTCTACTCCCTCAATGTCCAACAGCTTGATAGGAGATATCAACGTTTCATCGTTGATAACAAATTCGCAATCCATTTCTCGACGGAAACGTTCTTCACCTAGCTGTGCTCGTTGTTGATCGCCCCAGGCGTCGTCACGATCTGGATGTTCACGCCAGTAACTACGATAGGCTTTGAAGCCGTTGATACCCAGGCCGTTTGCTCGTTGGTTGCCAAACTCGTCTTCAGTCTTGTTGGCACCTTTCCACAAGTACGCAAACTGATCTTCGTCTGAGTTGGGAGTGCTTGTAATAATAGCTTTACCACCAGTTGCCAGTGTGGGCGAAATAGAAGTCCAGAATTCTTTGGCAATTGTAGGGCGCACAAATGCAAACTCGTCTGAGTATAACAGAGAGATAGACATACCTCGGCCTGTTGTTTCTGTTGTTGTTTGCGATACAATGCGACTTCCGTTGTCAAAGTCAATTGATCCTTTGTTGTAACTGGTTACACCTGCTCGGATATGGTTAGGGCATAGTTCGTATGCATAGCGGATACGTTGCATAATCTCCTGTGCACCTGTGTACTTGTGAGCGGCAATAAGAATGGTTGAGTCTGGTACAAACATTGCATACCACAGCAAATAACCAGCAGCCGATGTAGACTTGCCTGTTTGTCGAGGCATCAGGGATATTGAGTAACGATAGTTGTGGTAGGTGTATATCAGTTGCTTTTGATAATCAAAAGGATGATACAACATCTTGCCGCGTGTGGGGTGCTGTATGTAAAAATAGTTATCCATGAAGAATAACGGACCGTCCACAGAATCAGCGCACTGCATAAACTCCATCAACTGGTCTTCAGTGAATGTTTCTCTGCGGTGTGGTGCTTTTACTAGTACTGTTTCTGGACTGATGGCCATGCTATTAATTATCTAATAACGTTGCAAGTTCAGGCCAGCATCGCACAAACTCACCTGCTTTGTCTGGATGGTATTGTGTTTCAATTTCTGCAATATGTTTTTTAAACTTGGCGGTAATGCCCGATCTCTCTTGCGTGACATTACGATAAGTGTTCAATGAATTATCAAAGAACATGCGCTCGGCATCAGTTGCAAGTCCTGTTGCATAGAATCGTTCAATTTCTGCGGCTGCCAGTGCTGCCACTTCTGGTCCGTGCAAGAATGGATCAAGGTAGTCAGGTTGAAACAGGTTCTGCCATAACACAGTTACCCCTTGTGCCACAGCCCATTCACGAAACTCTGTGATACGTGTGGCGTTGTAGATGTTGTACACAGCGTGAATACCGCCCCAGTGTCCTTTTGAGAACAAGTCTTTGACTATGGTAATGTTGTGTTCAACCTGTGCCCACTCACCACCATAACGTACATATTCAAACCGGTCGCCAATGTTGTCAAAGCTCATGCTCCAGCCAACTTTTTTGCGTTGTGCTAGTTTCTTGAAGATCTTGTTCTTGTCAAGATCTACATTCATGTTAGTAATAATAGTTACTGTACAATCTTCTGGAATAACGTCCAGGAGTCGTTCGTTCTCTGGCAGCAATAAGGGTTCCCCACCAACTAGTGCAACGTCTTTAATGTGCTCATGGTGTGCTTCAATGAAATCACACACATCATCATAATAGGGACGACTGCCAGACTTGAATGGAATACCTTTGAGTGCGGACCATTTTGAACTGGCCCATTCACTACAGTAGTTACATGAAAGGTTACAGGTGGTATTCCATCTCACATCCACTATAACAGGATAGTGGTACTGTGATCCGGCAGTCGTATAATCTAAATCTTGGTTGAGATCGTTGTGCCATTTACGTTCTGAGTCAGCACCAAAGCGTTCTGCTTGCACACAGTTAGAGCAGTATTTGTGCGCCTTGCCTTGTGCAATGCTACCGCGAATTTCTTGCAGTAAATCGCCGTTGAGTATTTCAATGATATTGTTGGTGTTTAAGTTGCCCAGCATGTTGGGATCACCTGCACAGCAGGTTTTGACATCACCACGGGGATTGATATGCAGGCCGCGCCAGGGAGCGGCACAATAGAAATTTGTCATCCTGTATTTACAGGAGATTTATTGGCACCAGGATGTTTTAGCCTCACCATAATACTCACGTGCAAATCCATTAGCAATCAGCATGGCTCTAAGACTCTGTCCGTTTAATAGTACATCTCCCAACACACGGCCGCCATACTTGTCCCAGTCCATCAGCACAATCTGTCTCTTTTGACTGTTAGCAATTGCTGCCTTGGTAAACGCCGAAGCTGCCTCACCACGCTGAGCTTCACTAGGGCACTGAGCACGGTGTCCTTTTTCAGGAGTATCAACTCCAAACACACGAACACTTAGTTCTTGCTTGAGCGGTGCAGGAAGCCAAGTGGCTTGTATGCCTACTGTGTCGCCGTCAATCACACGAGTAATCACAGCGTCATAAACAACACCTGGTTTTTGTTTGGGTTGTGATAGTGCCAAGCAAGGCACAAGTGCTAAAAGAATTAAAAGTTTTTTCATAATTATAAATTGAAGTTAACGCGGGTAACCAACAAATGCCTTGACTGGACTTTGTGTATCTACAAATGCAGGCTCTGTGCTGTCAGGAGTTGATACCAGCTGTTTACCGCCAGGTGTTTTGGTCATTGCTAATGCCTGGTCAATAGTTTGAGCAATTTTAGAATCCATGCCAGCAACCACGCCGTGTTCGCCAAATGCTGTTTCTGATGACCAAGCAGGCGAATTATCAGTGATGCCATCTGTACCAGCATCACTACGTGCTCGTGCAAGAGCCACACCAAATCTATAGTTGTTGTAAGGATCAGAGGCACTGAGCCCAGGAATTACATATGTGTAACGCATGGGGTTGGCTTGCTCAGGCGGCAAATCTCTTTGTTCGTTCAGGAACTCACGAGCTCTCATCGTGGATAGCCTTTGAATGATTGCATGGGACTTGTGGTGTTCACTGCTGGATGTTCTTGGCTTTTTAAATCACCTTTGTTTAGATCGTGAAAACTAGATCCAGAGGCCTTGTATGCCATCATCAACATATTGTGTTCTTCTTGCGTGTAAGGTGCGGCAATGTCGTACCGGCCGGCCCAACTTTCGTTGTCCATTTCAGGAACAAAAGTTCCGTCAGTAGACGCGGCTGCCATCATAATTCTATTGAGTTCATAAACACGGTCTGCTAAATTTTTATCTCGAAACTTGTGCAGACCTACAGTGGCGGATTGATTACGCTTACTAATCTTTCCAGCACCGCTTTCAGCAATGAACTCTTGTGCTCGCATCAGCTACCTGCGCCAATTACACCTGCAGTGGCCGAGCTTGCTGTACCTAGCTCTAGTGCTGTCCAATTTGAGCCTGCAATAGTAACCTTGTTGCCTGCACCCGAATATGTTTCAAATACTGTGTTCGCAGGAATGCTGATCGGCACAGAATACAGGTTACCAGCCGCTGCCGCTGTGCCCAGGGCCACAGCATACACTTGACAAGTCACTGCTGTGTTACCAGTAGAAATCTGTAACTTGTCTGTGTAAACAGTTGCGTTTGACAGTGTTGTATATACGTTGGCCATTATTTGCTATCCTGATTAGGTTGGCTGACCACTGGTTGGAACAACTCACGTGCTTGATACATCACTCCTGGAATTTCCACAGCAGTCTGTTTGACTTGTGGAATAGCAGGTGGTGTGTACGCATTTGCTTGGCGGTTGGCCAATTCGTTTGCTACTTCTGTATAAAGTTTCATAATATTAATCCTGATATTTCTTCCACAAAGCACGAGTGCTGGCCAAAATGCCTTCGTCAATGTCTTTTTTCTTCACAGCATTTGTTCCTGGAATTTTTTCTCCAACTTTAATATCATCGTTGGCTAGACCTGCAGTGAACTTGTTGCCTTCATCGGTTTTTTCTTCGTCAACTTCTTTTTTCTTTACGCCAGCCATTTCCATCATGCGGTGCAAGGAATCTTCTTCGGCTTCGGCATAGCTGTGCTGACGATCTGCATCCAGATTTGGTATGCCGCCACCTGTCAATGTTGATTGTCCAGTTGACTTAGGTCCATCTAATCCACCACTGTACTGCATTGAGCTACCAGTTTCTGTGTTGGTAGGATAGTCAGGTTCGTTCATAGAAACTTCGTCAATTTCTACTTCTTCACAGCCACATGGTGATCGACCACATGATGAACAACCTTCATCATGACCGTGGGCATCTCCGCCACCTAGACCTGCTGACTTCAACAATGTTGCCAACTTCATGGCATCTTCATCAGTGGCCGTAATAGTCAGGCTCTTGCCACCTTCAGACGAGTCGCTCATGTTAACACTCATTGACTCGCTTAATTGTTGCATTGACTCGTTGATAGCGTTTTCAACATCACGATTTAAACTGTCGTAAATGCCTTTGCCATAACCAAAGCCGCTTGATGCGGTAGGAGTTCCTGTTCCGCCTGCTTCTTCAGTTTTTTCTTTCTTCTTGGGCTTCTTTTCAGCGGCCTCAACGTCTTTTGTGAACTTCTTGCCAGCTTGTTCAGCATGATCGTCACGATCAGCTGTGCTTTCTTTCTCTGCAGACTTAGAAACTTTGTAGCCAGCTTTCTTCAACAGAGCCATGGCTGCTTTTAAATCGCCCGAATCATTGTCTGTTGGATCAGCATCGCCTTCTTTCATTTTGTTTCTAACACTTACTTTGCCTGGAGCATTTTTTGGCTTGTTGCCAATCATGAATCCTTGCAGTGCTTTGCCTGAGTCAGATACTGAACCAGCAGATCCTTTTTTCTCACGCTCACCTTTGTGCTTGATTGCTTTGCTGGTCACACGTTCTGTGCCCTTGGCAGGACCTTTTGGACGACCGCGACTGCGTTTGTCACGTGCGTTGCCTTCGTCATCGGTGTCAGATCCAACTGAATTGCCTTGGTCATCAACTCTGCGTGTGACCTTGCGGCCAGTTTTGGTATGTTCAATATCGTGTTTGGAACCGTGTTCTACATCTCCCACACGTGGTTTGTCAGCACGTGGCTTCTTGAAGTTTGTGAACGGGTTGTTATCGTCTTCTTCAGCGGTTTTTTGTTTGCCACCTTTGCGTAACATAGCAAAGTCGTTGGCATCTAATTTACCATTGTCGTTTTTGTCTAATGTCTTTTGGCGGCCACTTAGTGCTGACTTCATTGCTTCGGCAGCTACGTCGCCTAACATTTCATCAACTTCTTTTTTAGCGCCAGCAATCTTGTCAGCAAAAGTAATTTTATCTTTTGGAGGAGCCAAAGCCGCAAATGATTTTTGCTTAGAGGGAGACATTTTTTCTTTAAGTGGATGCTGTTGACTTAGACGTTGTTGAGTGCGAGTTAATCCTTCTGGACTTGTTGGACTTTGTGTGCGCTCTTTTTCTAGATCTTGCAAGGTCATTCTGTTGCCTGGACGATTCACAGCAGGAATCTGACTCTTGTCTGGGCCTGCTTGATACGCACCTTCATCTACTTCTGTATTGTCATACTGGTCGTATTTTTTACGGGCGGCATCCATCTTTGCTTTACTGGCACCTTCTCTACCTAGTCTGGACAATTCTTCCATACCGGGCTGGGTATATTTTGCAATACCCTTGGCAGCACGACTCATGTTGCGCTCATTGAGTTGTTTGGATTCTGGTGCGTCGTTGACAGCAGCCAGGCGTTTGTTTAAGTCATAGAAAAATGTCATTGGATTATCCTCTTGGTTGTGCGCCGGTAGCAGGCTTGGGTGGTCTCTTTACATTGGACATTGGGCTCTTGGTTCCCATTGGCAAATCATTAGAGGTTTTAGCAGGCGGTGTTTTTCCACCGGCTACAGAAAAGTTTGAACGATAGGCATTCTTCAGTACCACGTGGTTGTGTGGTTCTGCCGAATAGTCTTTCTTGAGATTCTTTTGCATTTTGTCATCTGCAGGATAGTCTGGATTGTCTAACAGATCTTTATTTTGATCTGTAATCTTAACCGACTCAGAATCTAGGCTGTCTTCGTATGGTGTGGTCATCATTACAATACGATTTTCGTCTAGTCCCAGCAATCTAGCAATCTGTTTGATCTGTGGTTCGATAGCAGGGTACTTAAACTCTACATCAACTCGTGTTACAGACTGATTAGGGAAAGCAGGAAAGTCAGGGATCACAGCACGTACTGGACTGCTCTTGGGAGTTGACATTTTAGCAATGTCAAACTGGCTGAGTTTTTCTTCAAATTGTTTGAAGAAGTCCTTGGGTATGTCGCCCACTACTTTGATGCGATACGCATAAGTGCGATCACTTTCTAAGAGATATTTTGCAAATGGTTTCATGTCAGTATCCTATTGTATATTTATACTTTTCCGTTATTTTGGTCTTTGCCTTTGAGCAAACGTTCCAATAAATCGTTGCGATTCAACACTTGCCCTTGTGCTGTGGCTATTTGCTCTTCAGCTGGTGTTTGTTGATCCAGTCGCATTTTCTTCAACTGTAGATCAATAACTTTGAGTTTCTTGTTCATTTTGGCTGTTTTAGCCGTGATAGCATGGCCTAGCATGGTGCCTGCCACATTGAATATCTCACTGGCAAAACGTGAGTCTACTTGCATGCCAAGATCCATGAGATCTTTGTAGCTGTCTTTGGCCAAGTCTGCAAGTTCGTCCATCTCACCATCACTAGCACTTAAATCCTTGACAGCAGGCAATGCTGTGTCAATCTTGTCAATGGCTATGTCTATTGCAGCCAGTTGCGTTTGTGCTTCTTCAATGGTGGGGGTGTCGTCTTTGGTTTCAATTTCAACCGAAGAGGGCAAGTCAAAAAGGTCTTCTAATTTCCGCGTCATGCGGATATTTATGGATCAATTACGACCGTTGGAAAACATATCGTTTTCGGTGATCACTCTAAATGTAAGTCCTTGGCGGGCACACCACTTTTGTGCGGCTCCCCACTTGGCGTAGTTAACAGCTACTACAGCACGGTCTCTACTGCTCATTTTGCTTTCAATCACACTTTGCTTCTTGGGTTTGATTTCAATCAGCTCGGCCTTGACCGTATTGTCTTTTTGACGATAGGTGATTAGGAAGTCAGGCACATAGTTGCTTTTCTTGCCTGTTACAGGATTCATATAGGGAATAGCAATGCTTTCGCTGGCCCACTGTAGCACGTTGTCATTGGTGTCGCAGAAGCGCATGAAGCTGTGTTCCCATCCTGATCTATAACGAGGTGTGCCACGACCCACATACTTAGAAGGGTTTTGTACTATGTATTGACCTTGTGCCCAACGACTCATTGTATTACCAAACGAGCGGCGTATTGATTGGGAGTTGAACTGGCGTTGATGCCAAGTAATGTAGCTCTGCTACGAATCATATTCAAGTAGTAGGCCAAGCTGGCATTTAAATTCAATCCAGTTTGCCCTTGCATGGCTTGTAATAATGTCAGTGCTGGTATGTTGGTATCTTCTGCTACTCTAAACAAACTCACAGTAAAATTACCTGCGGCTTTTCTAGGCATCACACTAGAAAAATATGAATTCACAATGTCATATTCTTCTGCAGGAACATTGGTATCATAGTCGTAAAAACTATCAAATACTCTGACTGTGAGATCTTTTTTGTAATTTGCGTAATTTACTGTGCTCATACACCGCCGCCTGCTGGTTGATTATTATTGAGTCGATTGACTGTGGCTTGATTGCGAGCCGCGGTAGCTGTTGGAAAGAAAAAGCCATCAGCTTTGCTGGCCACACTTCTTACTGCACCAGGCAAGCTGCCTTGAATAACTTCAGTGCCAATTGCTGTGGCTTGCGCGACAGCAATACTCTTGAGATTTTTGCCTTTGAATGTGTTGTACACTGTGCTGGCTTTTTGTGCGGCTCCAATAAGTCCCAGCACTGATCCAGATTGCAGATCTTGTGCAATGCCGCCAGCGGCATCAATTAATCCGCCTTGGCCAAGAATGGTAGATAGGCCGCCTGGACGAGCCAATGGGCTTGGTGTAGTGTCATAGTGTGCCGCATTAGCAAAGCCTGGTGCTTGTTTGTTAGGAGCACCTTGTTTGTACTTCACTGTTTCATATGCAATAGTCATTGAATGTTGCATGAGACCGTTGCCTTGACTGTAATCGTATGTGTCGTGACTCCAATTTGAAATCAACGGATTAATCAACACATACTCTGCGTACTTGTGTTGGTAATCAAATCCAAAAATTCTTATGTCTGTAAAGAACGGAGGCTTACCCGAAGAGCTGGATGTGCCATCGTTAACTGCTTCACCTATATAGCCCCAGTCATTCACTCCGCCCATGCGGTCTTGATTGTAAATGTCTCGGCCACTATAGCCAAATCCTTTTGTACCATTGCCTTCAGCACCCATACTACCATTTGTGCTGTTGGTAGAACCGTAGTTCTGGCTGGCATCTTTGTAGTAGTAACTGTAGTAGTTGTACCACATGTTACGAATTAAATCTGATCCGTCGTCGTGGAATGTGACATTTACTGGATCATAATTGATCTTGGTTTGAATCACACGTTTACGATTGTATTGATTTAGTGTTTCGGTAGCAATGGTATATTTGGGCAGATCAATAGTCTTGACCAATAAACTGATGTTTGATATGTCAGTTAATCCAAGTGCTCCACGTAGTGCAGGAATCTGTGCGGTGTTGATTGTAAACGCCACGTGGAACAAAAACTTAAAGCGTGGCTTTAGTTCATATCCATTGGGGGTGAAAACTCTACTGGCATGATCGTATCCACGCAGTCCGTCAACGGCTGTGAAACCTTTAAAGATCTGCTGACCAAATGTGGCTAATGACATTAGTTATTAACTAGTTGTACCAGCACCTGTAACAATGTCGCCTAATGTTCGACCAATAGCACCACCAATACCAGCACCGTTAGAGCCAGATGGAATTTGGTTAGCGTTATCATACGCAATAGTCATATTGATTGTGACAACTGCGCTTTCAGCATAGCTTAATTGACCGTAGTCAGCTTGCTTCAAATAACAACCATACAATTCCCATGTTTCAAGTACCACTGGATCAGAAGCGCCGTTGCCGCCGTCAAGGATTTCAATTCGTGTTAAGAACTTGTAGTCAATACCAGAACTGGCTGATGCCATTTCCAAAAAGTCCATTTGCTTCTGCATTTGCTCGCCAACCAGCTTGCTAACTGAACCAGCAGCGTCGTCACGAACTTCGCAAGCAACATCGGCCCATGTAGGCTTACCGGCCAACTTTAGAGTTGAGTTATAAATTGGAATAGTGACTTCTTCAAAACTCAAATTAGGTCTTGCAAAGGTCATTACTTGTTTGGTTAATTCTGTTGTGGGTTTTTCAACGCCAAAGTTCTCAAAAAATACGCGAAAGCGATATTTGAGTTTAGGCATCAACAAGCCCTGATCAGCCTGGCCTCCCAGTGGGACTGACATTCTTGATAGTGATGAACTAGACATTTTGTAGGTATCTCCTGTTACGTTTATTTAGTTGAATTGGTGGGCGAAAAATCACCCACCGTTTTCATTAGGACGCTTGTCCTGAAATCTCACCAGTGTTCTTGATACGCAATGGAATGTAGATAAATTCCACGGCTTTTACTGGTTCAATAGCAATGTCAACCCACAGTTCGTTTCGATCAATACGTGCCGGAGTATTGTTACTCAAGTCACAAACTACCAAGTAGTCATATATTCCGCGTTTGGCCACTAGGTCAATCATCAACGAGTTCACTGTGTTGGTAATTTCAGCACGGGTAATGTCGTCATTGGGTTCAAACAGATATAGTTTACCAATTTCTTCAAGTCTGCCACGCAAGAACGCAACCAGTCGTGATACATTGATACGATCCAACGCACTGGTAACACTAGTTGTGGTCTTGTTACCAAAGTTGGTAATACCAACACCTGGAATAAAGGTAATTGGGTTGATGTCGTTTTCATACAGTACATCACGTAGGCCTTGTCCAACATTGATCTGTTGGAATTCGCCTGTGGCTGCATCAATATAACCAATAGCAATAGCATTGTCTACGACACCACGACGTGTACCAGCTGGTGCTAACCATGGATAGCTTACTGCATCGCTACGGATAATAGTACGCATCATCATGTGACTTGGTGCTGTTACAACTGGATTACCTGTTGTGTCTGTGGTCTGGCAACTGGGGTAGAATGTACCCAAGTACTGACTGGCAGTTAGCAAGCCATCTTCGGACCGGAAGCCTAATCCACCATTATTAGTTGCCCAGGCAGCTAAATCAGTGCCGTTGGCTGCAAGGCGCATCGGCGTGTCGCCTACCACAAACAATGTGTTGTTGCGCTCATTACTGAGTGCAACCATGTTGGGAATCAACTCTGGATAAGCAGTAGCGGCAATCAAACTAAATTGTGCTTGTTCTTCACGTGCTGCTTCGCTGGTGTCAATGCCTGCCTTCATGGCTTGCACAACCAATTGGCGTTGTGCTTGACGGCCTGACCACATTGCACCGTCATCTCTGTTGCCACTAGCAGTCAACCAAGTATTGGTTTGTGTAATAGCACCCCAATAAGATGGTGCAGATCCTGGAGTTTGGTTAAGATTGGCAAATTGCAAAGAAATATAATTTGTTCCTGAGTAACTAACATAAATTCCGACACTGTAAGTTGTGCTACTTGACCACGGATCTGCTGGATATGTTTCAGCATTAAAGTAATCACTTTGGAAACTCTTGACATTATAACCTGAACGACGTGTGTTAAACAACAACATGCCTTGTGGATATAAATCTGGGTTAGGAGCATCCAAGTCCAAGTAGTTGCTAGTTAACAAGCTGTCAATTGTGGGGATTGCATCCATCACAGGGTCTGTTGTGCCGTTTGGCGCCCAACGTGCATCAGCAAACAAAATACCATTTTGAGTTGTTTGATCAGTTGTGTCAACTTCTATCCATTGATCAATTCCACTAACTTGTTGCCAGCGGTATAATTTAGGATAATTTTCTAAATCGCTAGTGTCAATCCATAAATCACCCAGTTCTAATGGAGAAAGAGCTGTGTCATTTTGTGTGGTGGGTGCTGTG